TTTGTAGTTGCAGGTGAAGATGAATCTACAATTGCCAGCGAACTCCTCAATAAACGCCCGTAATAGGAGTTGTACATCGTTGGATGTGTTGTCAGCTTCGTCAATGATAATGACTTTGTGTTTAGAATCTGACGTAAGCGATACGGTCGAAGCAAAGTTTTTCGCATTATTTCTGACGGTATCAAGGAATCGTCCCTCATCGGATCCGTTAATGACATATACATCTACTCCAAGTTCTTTACATAGTGCCTTTGCTACTGTTGTTTTACCGATGCCTGGAGGACCGGCAAGTAGCATGTTAGGAATCTCTCCCTTATCTAGGAAAGATTGAAAGGTCTTCTTTGTACTCTCAGGTAGAATACATTCTTCAATAGTTTGTGGTCGATACTTCTCAACCCAGATGAAGTTGCTCATAATCAAATCTACTTGTCCTTTAGTATATCACAACCTTTCGGTTCTGTGTCCAAATTCATACCTTGTCCTTGGTTGTCCGTCTTTGGACTTCCCTCATTTTTCTTTTCAGTTTTTTGAAATGAAACTCTTTTGTATCTGTTAGCAAATATGTCTGGACACCAATAGGTCACAATCCAATTAACAGTAGGATTTAGTTCCATGTGTTTCTCAACACTGTGTTTCATAATACCTATTTGAATGTATCCATCGTGCATAATACATCCACCATCTTCCAATTCATAGAGGTAAAGTGTTTTTATTTTTTCTTCTTTCACTCTATACCCATTCAGGTTTACGACTTGGTATTCTCAAATAATTCTTAGATACCCATGGTTTAGATGCAATGTACATCTTATAAGCTTCGATGGTGCTTATATTTGTATCGAACTTAAACTCTTCAGGCATAGCACGAACAAATGGAGTCAGTTTTGAACGATGAATAGCATCTAATGGAAAGATTTTATTTGCATGTGCGAGGGTATGAAGACATGAATGAATTTTTCCATACCGATTAGAATACTCCTCACACAATGCAAGACCGTGCCGGATTAACCATCTGGCATTTGCGGCAGTTTCGTTTGCCCATACGGTGCAGGGGTGATTGCGAAAGGCACCCTTATCGGTCGCATACGGGGTTCCATCGGTCTTAGGGAGAGTTCCATACCCATGCCCCCATTTGTCTGAGGCAACGATAGAGAGCATTTGACAGCACTCTAGGGGCATCTTGACAATGTGCTTATCAGGTAGAACCTGTGCCGACTTGACCGGACTTTCATCCGTCACAAAGATATTCATGTTAAAAGTTTGCTAAAACTGATTGCCAGTAGGAACATAAGCATTATAACGACATCCCAAGATTTTGTCCTTATAAAGTAAGGAACTGAAATCATATCAGCAACGAAGTGCAGCATAACTCCAAGAGTTATATTGATATGTAGAACAACAAAATATGCAGTAATCACTAGAATACTACCAGTTATTCTCATTGGGACATCAACTTTGGTCATTTCAAAGGTCGAGTAAAGATTTCAGATACAATGTCTGTTGCACCCATTGCTTCATACATGTATGTGGCACCGGATCGTGGATTTGTATGTTCACCACAGGTAAACACATCACATACTGCCATACCATTCTCGGGCCATGTATGGATACTAATGTGAGACTCGGCAAGAAGTGCTACGGCAGTTACACCATGAGGTTCGAACTTATGTGATGAAATATCTAGTAAGGTGCTTTCAGATAATGTTGCAGCATTTGAAAGCACATTACGAATATGTGCTTCATCATTTAGTAATCCATATGGACACCCCTTAAGGGTAAAGAGAATGTGTCTCATCCGAATGTCGAATCAGGTTCCAGAGCAATATAATACTTGAGATTGTGCTGTGTATTCGTGAATTGTGACAAAAGTTTAGAAGATACTACTACCTCATAGGCACCAGGAATAATCTTGATGTTTTCTACCTTAAAGTTGAACTCAAAATCATCACTGGTCTCACCAACAATAATTGCATACTCATTAGAAGTATCGTTTTTCTTATCACGAACCACCAGTTTGATAACACCATTCTCACCAATTGCAGACATATCAGGAAGTTGATATACTGCTGCTGCTTTGATCAATTTTTCAAGTGTTACACTATCCAACTGGAAGCATACATCTTGAGATGGTAATGTAATTTCTTTCTCTGGAGGAGCAATAATTACATTTGGGTCGGCAAAGAAATACTTCACACGACGTTTACCTTCTTTGATACTCAAGTAACTGTCTTGATTAAAGTCAAGGTCAGGATCCTGATGAAGACTCAATCCATTCAAAAACTGGTTGAGATCATAAATCGCAAAGTCCCGCGGGAAATCTTCTTTGATTTCTGCTTCGGCAAGAATATTCTTTGCCACAGAGATAGTGCGAAGTTTATTACCTTGCTTTACAAGAATAGAATTGTTAATACCCGCAAAGTTCTTGAGGATAGCAAGTGCATTGTCAGACAGTTTCATTGTTTGTTCTTTGAGTTTCATTATTATTGAGGGTAGGTTTCACGTTTTGCATTCTTATCATTGAAATGCATTAGAAGAACAGCATAGTGGAGGATCTTCATTATATCACGACGTGCCGTACCTTTCTTATCATATCGTGATGCATACTTAAGAATATTAGATCTACAGAATGGTTCACCATCTCCACAAGCTTCAATCAAATCCAGTGTTTGAATTTTATTATCACCAGCAGAATAATGCTGTCTATAAGTTCCTCTAATATACTCAAGAAGTTCTTTTACAATCTCCTCTTCATTATATTTGAACGGAGTTGCTGAAGTTGGAATAAAATCAATAGGACTTTGTTGCGTATTAAAATTAATGTGGTCATCCATTTTTAAAATTTCATCGTATAGCATGGACCAAGAGTTAGTCATAACTTATTATATCAGTTAATCTCCTGATCGTCAATCGGCATCACAAAGTCGGCATCCACTTTGTCATAGAGTTCCAAGAATGATTGTTTGGTCTCATCATCAAAACGACTTACACAAACTTGAATTGATTTTGCTTTATCTTTGAAGATGCTGAAAGCACGGATGATATGAACCAAACGACGGGTGCTGATAATTTCATCAATACCTCCATCATAGAAAGTTTTGCGAATAATGTCTGCCCAGTCAACAAGACGTTTGCAGAAGTCACGATCTTCCACTCCAAGATCCAAAGCAATACCCTCAAGGATTTTCTGTTCAGTCGCAGGAGTAGGATACGTCTGCTCAAACGTTACTGGGAAACGTTCCAAGAATGCTTCGTTGAGAACATTAGTGCCGATAAAACGACCATCATCAGAACCTTTACCTTTTGTGTTCGCAGTGGCAAATACATTAAAACCTTTTGTTGGTTTTACATACTTACCAATTTTTTTCAAGAACACACCTTTACCTTCAAGGATGGACTGGAGACAGAGGATTTTGTTAGAAGCAAGGTCAACTTCATCGAGTAACAGGATTGCTCCTCTCTGGAGTGCTTCAGTGACAGGTCCGTTATGCCAAACAGTTGCCCCATCGACAAGACGGAAACCACCAATAAGATCGTCTTCATCAGTCTCAATAGTAATGTTTACACGAATCAGTTCACGTCCAAGTTGAGCACAAGCTTGCTCTACAGACAACGTTTTACCATTACCCGAAAGACCCGTAATAAACGTTGGATAAAAAAGATTGGACTGAATAATTTTTTTAAGATCACCAAAGTTACCAAACTTGACGAAAGTATCATCTTTATCAGGAATCAAATTCTGCTCAATAGTAGGCATGGCAGGAGGTGCCTGATAAGTTTTCTCAAGTTTTTCCTGAATGGTCAGGTTCCACTTACCACGACCAACTTTATAATCAGCAATTTTATTTGTAACTGTCTGATAGTTGGATCCATTCATCGCACACCATCCACGAATATCAGAACCAGTTACAGACTCTCCATAAAGTTCTTGTAAAGAAGTAATAATGTAATCAACGGAAAGTGACATGCTCTTGCTTTGTTTGTTTCAACTGAAGTTATTATACAAGAAAAAAGGGGTCTTGACGACCCCCAGTGGACAGTTTAAGAACTGGTCAGATACTCTTTCAACTCTTTAATCAACTTTCTACGAGAATGTCTCCTATCCAGTTCAATACCGACAGTTCTACCATACTCTTCAAGTTCATCTTTACTCATTTCATCAATAGAAACATCACTCTCATATGGAAAAGTTTCAACAACTTCTTCCACAGAAATTGGTTCAGGAGCAATTGCTTCTGCTGGTTCTGAAGGAACTGCAACTGGAGTAGGTTGTGCAGGTGCTGCTGGATCTGGTGCCGGAGTTTTTCCTCGCAATAAATCTCCAAATTTAGACATTCTTAATACCTATTACTATAGAAATATTTATCAGGCAATAAGTCCTACAAACTCATTTAGGATTTTCTTATTCATTTTTTTATTCTTCAAACTCTTCATAAAAGATTTTTTGATTTGAGTTTTGGAAGCATCTTCTGATACATCAAATTCGGATTCACTTCCAAGAGTTGTTGCCGAAAGTGCAATATAAGAATGGTAACCAGAATTTTTAATAGCAAATGATCTTTGTTTTTTCCACTGGTTTTGAATCTTAGTTCTCAATTCATGTTCTTTATAAGTGTAACGACTAATAAAACGGTGAGAATCACGAGACTCAAGAACACGAATACCAATAAAACTAGTATCAGTAAAATTGTCTCTCAAATTTTGAATTAAAATATCAGTATAATCATCCCATATAGAATCTAAAGAATAAGTGTTTCCTGTTTTACGGTCACGGAGAAAACAATTATCACCAATTCTTCCAGTTCCAATAAAAGGTTCAAACTCCCAAGAACGTTGAATCTCACGATGATAAGTAAGTCCATAACCCTCACCATCACTCAATACGACACACTGAACTTTTTGAACTTTAGTATTTTTCTTGAACTGTGGAATAATTTGGTGAAGTGCAATCATCGTCTCATTCAAGGGAGTTCCGGACAATCCCATTCCAACAGGGATAGGATACCTTCCACCAAAAGTAATATATTGTGCAAGACGGAACATATTCTTCAATTGTTTTTCCAAAGTT